GATTAATTTTCATATATGTTCCTGACGGAACAGCTGAACCATTTGATGGAGTAATAAAATCTGCTGACTTATTTTCTTTTTCTAATACAGTAGCTTCTACACATCTAAGTATAGGTCCATTACTGTCAGACTTAACAAAGTATCTATCTCCCTCTTCTACCTTATTAGCGTTCTCACCTTCTAGTAAAAAGTATGTTGCATTACTTCCAGGGTCTTCAAAATAAATACTAGAGTAGATAGTATCATATGTAGTCTCTGTTGGTTTTAATACAAACTTATACCTAGTAGCCCAACTTGGAGCTAACTGCTGAGGTGGTATAGTAACCTGTAGTTCGTTTTTATTTATTGAATTAGCACAAGGTATCTGTATCGTATTATTTGGGCTTACAAGAGCCGTAGACGAGCGGTTAAATTCATCCATATATACTATACCAACTTCATAACCTCTGTTGCTATGAAGGCTTCTAACCGTATCAGTATTTCTAAAACTAGCAGTTGCACTGTTAACCTCATAAAACTCATAAGCATTATTAGCCCCGTCAACATAATTCATTGCTATTAGCTGAAGACCAATAGTGTTGCTTGCTGGAGAGGCTATAATTCCAATAGGCTCACCTGTATTACTTATACCACTTGCTGTTTTTGTGTATGTTCCTAATGTTGATGGTAATGCGCAATTAACCTGGTCAGTTAAAGTAGCTCCATTACAAGAATTAACGACAGTCTGTATATTTGCAATCGTTCCTATTTTTTCAATAAAATCTGTGCTTGTTGCAAGAGAATATGCGTTAGGAAAATATGTGGGTAAAGTATAATCAAATACTATGTCGACATTTGAAGTTGTTGCTCCAGGTGTAGTTCCAGTAAACTGACCGTGTACTATCGTAAAGTCTAAAGTAATACTAGACCCAGCTGTTAATTCTATTGTTGTTCCGTCTTGATTTGATAAATCAAAATATACTATAGAATTATTTATTGTAGAAGGAGTTGGGCCAATCGAGTAGTATCCAGAACCAGTAGAATCTATCAAATCAGATGTAGCTATTACCGTACTATTTAAACTAGCAAAGAACTCTAATCTTAAATCTTGATTAAACTTATCTTTTAAATCATATCCTTCTTTATAGTTTCCGTATACGAGCCTATTACCCATGACTGCTTGAGCCTTAGCTATCTTAGGTACATTGTCGTATAGTCTTAGTATCTCTGAATCAGGTAAAAGAGTAAATATCTTTCTGTCGTCAAATGTATATCTATAATCTGTGTTATCAGAATATCCTAATGTTGACTTATCAAGAAACTCAATAACTTTAATATTGTTTGTTGTAGACTCTTTAAATAAAAGTTCCACTCCAGTAACTAAAGAACTGCCTGTGTTAAAAGTTATTATTGCAGCGTTCTTGGTATTTTTCATACCCTCATTCAAATAGCTATTATAACTAAAATTAAATGATGAAGGTGTGAACGCATATTCACTAAACTGCGAAGTTGCAGAGTATTGATTATCGCTATACTTATACCTATACGCAAACGATATAAATCTTTCTTCTAAAAAATCATCTTGCTGGCCTTGAAGATTTAATGTTTGAATATTTGGAGCCGCGATAGGAGGTCTCTTAATGACCAACAAAGCTTCAGAAGAAAACCCATCAAGATAAGAGGGTGCTGAACTAGGAGCATTGTAGCTCCTGTTTATATTAATATATCTAGGTGGATTTATATTGTCTGTAAAAAACAACAAATCATCTATTAGGTTTACACCAGTAATTAAATAATAAGGACTAAAATTTAATGTAGTATTTAAATTAGTTCCGTCATTAGTGCTTATTACATTGTAAGTTGTGTTGGCAGTATTAGTATTATAAGAAACTATTAAATCTAGTTTATTAGTTGGACTACTTGTAAAAGCAGGGTCGTGTACGAACCAATAAATAGTCTCATTAGCCCCATCCTCAAAAGCTCCAATACACCTGGCATTATTGCTTAATTCAATATTATCAAACATTAATGTCGTAAGAATGGTATTACCCTTTGAGTTTTCTACAGAACCAACTTCAGAGCCTTCCGTAGAACCAAGTCTTACATTTAACGCATCAATATACTCACCATTCGGAACAAGCCTTTCGTCAAGGCTTTTGTTCATACGGCCAGCGATAAAATTTCTTTGAATGTTTGCCATCTTTATTTAATCCACTTACTCTCTCCTCTAAGATTCATTAATAATCTTCCAGGATGAATATTGCTTAATCTAATTTTTGCATTTCTAAGTAGAGCTGTTTTTCTTTTTCTAGCTCTATTGATAATATACTCTTGAACATTAAATTTGCTATTTAAAATAGCATACTCAATATAAGCGTAAACGTAATCTTCAAAAAGTTTGTTCACTGAAACTTGAGAATCATCTCCTCCCTCCATTCCATCAGAGATGTATTCTAATATGCAGCTTTCATTAAGCATTGTAGAATCAAAGTTTATAACTCCTGCTTTTTTATCTATTCTAAAAGTAGGATTTATATTAGCGGTTTCTGTATTTAAACCATAACGCGCTCCAATAGTATAATCTGCATACCAGTTAGCTTGGGTGTCAGCGGGTATTTGGTCATCAGCGTTATTTTTATTTAAATATATACTGTTTTGTTGACCGTTTTTTCTTTCAGTATCAAGCTGCGAGTCAGTAGTAATTACAGTTCCGTCTGAGTTGAATGTAAGAGTTCCTCCTGCTCCTTGCAAGTATGCTTGAGCAGAGTTAACCTGAATGTTCTCATTCAAAGGTCTAAGCCATCCGTCTTTATATAAAGATATACGAATCCAGTTTACATAGTCGTTAGGTAAAACAAAAGTAAGATTATCAAATACAGTAAGCTCTAAAGCTTTTACTTCCATAAACGCATCATAGTTAAGCTCTTGTATCCCGCGCTTTGCATGAAACAATATCTTGTACCTTTCCTCGTTATTAACTAGCGAGTGGTTTCCAGAATACATTAACTGAAAATTATTTACTATATCTTCCAAGCTTACATACTGGTAAGACCCCCAATTTTTATTGGTAGGAGCCGCTCCTGCATTTTCGTAATATTGATATTGTGATAAATATGCCATACTATTGTTCTTGGTTTTCTTGTTGTTCTATAGCTTGACCAAACTGCACTGTGGCTATCTCTCTAATAGACATACCTGCGTATTGTAATATTCTAGCAACTAAATTATTTACATCATCTTGAGGTAATTCAAAATCTTGATAGTCAGACTGAGACTGGTCAAAAATAGGCTCTCCACCTGTAAGAGAAATATAAGTCCATTTAGGGTCTTTAGGATATCTAATATATTGCGATACCACTCTACCTATTTCATTTATAGAATCAGGATATAATGTCAATATATTTCCTTCTTGTGTGTATGCGGGGAAAGTAACGTTAGGAGCAGTAAGCATTGATTTGCTAAGCATAGTTATTTTGCTATGACTAACTGGCTCTGCTTCATTTTTTAAATTAATTTTTTTATAAATACTATAAGAAATACCTGTTGTTGTTAAAGAGGCTACGTTTAAAACTATTGTAGTTTCGTTAGTTACAGAAACAACTTTTAAATTTGTGACTACTGAATTTGCTAAAACCACAGAAACAATATCTCCTACTGCCACTCCATCTGTTTGAAATGTTGCTCCTGAATCTATTAACTGCGTATTACCTCCTCCAGTTGCAGTAGTTGTCCCTGATGAAATAACATTACTATATATTAAAACTTTATTTAAAAGATAATAGTCCGAACCTGTAGTTGCTGCGGTAGGAACTGTGTATTCATTTAATACACTTTGAGACAAGCTTGCTGTGACTGAAAAAGTATCTATTACTTCTTCATATCCTCTTTGAATATCTGCGTATCCAGTTCCTGATACTCTTCCATTTTGTTTGTTAACCTGATTATTGTAAGATATAAAGTATTCGTCAAAAATATCTAACTGAGCTTGCTTAGCAAACAAGTTAAAATCTGATGGAGATATGTAACCGTAATTATTCTTGTTAAGGATAGCAAGAACTGTATTTCTAACAGCGTTTATCATCGCTTTCTTTTTTACAAAGATAAGCAAAAAAAAAGAGGTCAATTATTTTTGACCTCTCTCCACAACCACTAATCTTCTAGCAATTTTTCTAACATCTTCAAAGACTCTATGCCATCGTCACTCTGTAAATACGATGATACAATGTACATTGGGTCTTCCCCAAAAGGCACAGTCAACATCTTCTTCTTATTGGTAGATGTGTTAAACCATACTTCCTTTTGTTTATTTCTAAATGACAATAATCCTTTGTCAAAAAATAGCTGAACATTAGACTGTAGCTTTAACATAGGGTCATTAATCATTTTTAAGAACGTATGAGGGTCTCGCTTAACAAAGATTAATATATCTCTACGAAGCTCTGCTGTACTCATTTGCTCTGTATTTCTACCCAGCAAAACCCTTGATATGGTCTCTACCTGGTCTACAGAAAGCTTTCTAGCTTCAATAAGAGCATCTGCTTCTACGTTTAATTGTTCAATCTCTGCTGCTGCGTCTTTTTCTTCATTAACCTCAATAAACTTTTTTCCGTTTAATGGGTGATAATATAAAAACTCTTGCAATACAGGATTTGTTTTTGGAACTCTTAAAAAGCCATCCACAAAGTCAATAGGCTCTCTAACTACTTGTCCATCTTGCTCATCTTCAAAACAAGACTTTTGATTAGGAGAATATCTCAACACTCGGTTGATTCCTTTGTCTTCATCAAAATGTAATAAGGGTTGTCTTCTTGAGCCGCCTGAAGGTAATAAGAAAGATATTGGGGCTCTATCTCTAGTAAGTTTGTAGACCTTGTCTACTAATGTGTTTTTTTTCATTATATATAAATTTAATTAGATTTAAAAAAAAAGGGAGGCGGTTAAACCTCCCTTGGTAATAATACTACTCTTGGAATAAGAAGAAGTTGTTTGCACCTAAAGTACATACAGCTCTTTCTGACAAGAAGTGTACTTCCATAGCGTCTAAGCTTGAAGTAGCAGCACCGCCAGCAGAACCTGTAATCCAAGTTTTGTAACGTCTGTCTTCAGTTTCAGAAGCTCTGTATCGAACATGAAGGAATGGTCTCTTCGCATTCTTACCTAAAATCTGGTCGTATACTGTAGTAGAACCAGCTGGTACTAATAGTCCGTTTACACGGCCTGAGTTAGCTCCAGTAGGAAGACCGCCACGCATAGTTGGGTCATTTAAGTATTTCCAGTCAGACTTGTAGAAGTCATATCCTCTACGGAATCCAGTGAATCCTAGGTTTAATGCCATGTCTTTGTCATTGTCAAATAAACCATAAGATGTTCCACCAGCTCCATAAGAGTTCTGAGCCGCTAACATATCATCAATATCAAAGCTAAATTCTCTATCAACGAAAATTACATTTTCCTCAATAGAACCTTGCTTATCTAAACGCGAGATTACTGCATCAAAGTCAGCTAGTGCAGCTGGGTTTCCACCGCCCCACACATTTCCACGATTTTCAACTACATAGAAGATACCTTCAGAACCTTTGTTCCCTACATCTCCTCCAGCTGCGATTGCTCCTGACGCAGCTTCTGCTGGTACAGCTTCAATCATTGCTGTTTCTAAATAGTCGTCAAAACGTAGACGAGTTTCGTGCTCTGATTTAAGATACCATAAGTATCCAGATGCTCCGTTTTCAGTAGTTACTTCTACCCATCCAATTTGCGCCATGTCAGACCCGCTTACAGCGTATTTGTCTTTGATGATAATTGGTGAGTTATCAAAGATAACGTCATCAGCTTCTAATGAGCCTACCATTCCACTAGTTCCTTTTTTAAATTCAGAACCATAAATAAACACTGTTCTTGTAAGTCCAGCTGCACCAACTTGTCCAGCTGCTTCATAATAAGCTACATCAAAAGTTGCTGCTCCCGTATTCACGGCTGTAACAATACCTTTGTTTAATCCAGCTCCTGCATTATCAGAGATAACAACAGTCTGTCCTACTCTAATTGCAATGCTTCCAGTACCAGGTACTAATGCATCACCTACTGTGATTGTAGCTGTATCGTCACCAGCATTTCCTGCTGATGCACAGTTAACATATTTAGTGTGTAATCTTCCTTGCTCTGCCCACTTGATAAGGTCAGAGTTAGAAGGCATCTCTGCTCCTACTAAACGTAAGAAAGATGCAATTGTACGATTTCCATATCGCTCAAACTCTTTTTCATAAGTATCAGGTAAATACTGATTTAAGAAATCAAAGTTTGTAATGTAGTTAGTTGCCAAAGGCACCTGTTCTGCACTCGGTTGTAAAGCAAACCCAGGGGTTGCTTGAACTGCTCCTGCCATAATAATTAATTTTTAAAATTTATTTTCGTTTAATACTTCTTATTTTTAAGCCTCGTCCCGAATCAGGGTTAACTGACTTAACTTGAAATCCTCCTTTATTAGTTACTTCAGGCGCTCTACGCTCGCTCATATTTATATTTTTAGTTTTGCGTATTACATCTTCCGTAGCTTCAGACTTGCCTTGCTCATAAAAGAACTTAGCAAATTTGTCAGGATTCATTGCGATTGATAAAGCTCTATGGTATCCGGCAGCGTCACTAATTAAACCTTTGTCATCCAAATACTTATTAATAAAGTTCATTGGAGTCTCTTGAGTTTTTTTAATTGTCTGCGCATCACCTGGAGAGAAGGTTACTGTTTTGTCGTCAAGCACGAAATCAAAACCTTTGAAATCTTCAGTAAAAACTTTATCGGTTTCTTTTAAAAACCAATTACGTTTTGCCTCACTTTCCTGTTGTTGAGTTTTAACAGATTCTAAATATTGCCTATACTCTTGAAGTTCTTCATTGTCGCTCTGAGAATCAACAACCGGTCTCGACTCAAGGGGTTGCTTGTATAATTCTTTTTGCTCATTAAAAAACTTCTTCGCTTTAGCAATAGTTTTCTTTTTTGCTAATTTTGTTTTTTTAATTACAGACTCTTCATCTAGTTCTTCATCCCAAGAATAATCCTCCATTAGAGAATCAATATCTTCAGGGTCTAAACCTTCGCCTTCTGTAACTGTCAAATACTCTCTTAGCAAAGAATCAGGATTCATAGCACTAAAGTCTCTTTGTAATTTTACATAGTCTTCAATACCTCTTCCTGTTTCTTTTTTATACTTAAAGTAAGCTGCAACATCCTCTGGAAGCTCTTCAGCTTCTTGTCTTGCCGCATTTAATTCATCTAGTGAATTAATTTCCTTACCATATCTTTTTCCAATATATGAAAGAACGTCTTGTTCAGATAGCTCGGCTGGTTCTTCAACTTGCTCGGGCGTATCTTCAGTTTTTTCTTCT